TGTTGATGAACAATTTTATAGAGATGTATACAAGGGTGTCAGCATACCCTCTGACGATATAGGTCGTATGCTGATACAGGCTTCAAGACATATAGATTCACTAACTTTTAATCGTATTGTGGCTAAAGGATTCGATAATTTGACAGTATTTCAGCAGGATATCATAAAAGAAGTTATATGCAGACAGGCGGACTTTGAATATGAAAACATGGATATCATAGATACAGTTTTACAAGGATACAGCATAAACGGGGTATCGATGCAGTTTAATGGCAGTAGCTGGAATGTGTATGCTGATAAAGGCGTAGCAATAAAAAAAGACTTGTACAGCTTGTTAAGCCAAACAGGTTTAACAAGCAGATTGGCGGGAGTATGAGATATCCGAAATTAGTAGATAAAAGGTTTTGTAAAACAGATATAAAAGTAATATTGGAAAGGGAAGGGATAAACAAGTATGGTGAGCCGCTTCCCTCTATTACTTTAATGCTTAAATGCAACTATCAGGATAGCGCGAAGACTGTACTAACAGCAGAAAAGAAACTGATACAGCTATCTGGAAGTGCTTTATTTGCGGGGGATATTTGCCCCGAACTACCTACCTTTTCGGGTGGAAGCGTAGAAGTTTTAGGGGTAAAAAGGCGGATATTTCAAGGCTTTAAGGCAAGAAATCCTGACGGAAGCGTAAATTATACAAGATTGGATTTGGTGTAGATATGGGCGTTAATGTGAAGATGAATCAGGTAAGAATTAAACAGCTTAGCACAGCAGCAGTACAGGCCCTTGAGATGACTATGGAAGCAGTACATACAGATATTGGACAGGCTGAAACAGTTCCAATGCGTACAGGTGCTTTATCGGGAGAACAATTTTTTACAGATTATGAAGATTCAGCAAAGGGGAAGGTCAGCCTTATAAACAGCACTCCTTATGCAAGAAGGCTTTATTATCACCCGGAATATAATTTCAATAAAGCTTTTCATGCTAATGCAGGAGCGGGGTGGTTTGAACCTTACCTTACAGGAAACAAAAAAGACTTTGCACGAAAGGCGTTTGCAAGGCTTTATAAATCCATAGGAGGTACATAATGGTACTATTATCAGACGTGAGAGATTTTATAGCTTCCTTGAATTTTGTTGATGACGAGCATGTTTACAGCGGTAAACTGGAAGATAAAAAAGATAAGTCAATAGGGATATATAACAGAAAAGTAAATACCCCTGATACTATCTCTTTGGGCGGTTTAAAATTGAAAAGTTTCGGGATCAAGCAGATATCAATACTTGTCCACTGGAATAAGAGCCAGAGAGAAACTGAAAAGGCGACCATAAAACTTTTTAATCTATTGCAGAATCAAAGGAATTTCAGCATTGGTCAAACAAAAGGCAAGTTCATACTTATGGGTATGAATGAGCCACAAAGTGTAGATACAGATGATAATGGCATCTATGAATATGTCATATGGTGCGATATTTATTGTGAAAGAGAGGAATAAGAAATGGCACAAACAGGAGTATTTCCGGTTTATGAGAATCAATTTAAAATAGGTGCTGAAAAAGCAAGTGCAACAACCATAGCCGACATGGAGACCTTTTCGGTGTCTTTCAGCAACGGCGTTGAAACATGGACACCTATGGAACACAAGGGTTGGCAGAGGGCATTAATGACCGCAAAGGCTGTCACAATTACAATAAATGGAAAGAGAAACAAAGGTGATACAGGTAACGACTTTATTGCAAAGAAAGCGTTTACTAACGGTAGAGACTCAGAAGGGTATTTCTGTTGGACTTTTCCTGATGGTACCACAGTAGAATGGGATATGGCAGTATTTGATGTCAAGAACATGGGTGCAGGAGACTCAACAAATGTTGCACCGCTTGAGTTTGATGTAATCAGTAATGGCAAACCGACTGTTACACCGTCAGTATAGGAGGCAGTAAATGAGTAAAATAATTGATATTACAGATAAACTGAGTTTTGAGGGAAATCCCAAACTTATCGTAAGGGGCGTAGAGATAGAAGTTAACACAGACGCACCTACTGTACTTAAGTTTATGAAGCTTATTAGCGATGAAGAAAGTTCGGAGGCTTCGACTGTATTAAAGTCTTACGAGCTGCTGTTTTCTCTTGAAAATAGAGAGAAAATAGAATCATTAAATCTTGATTTTAGTGACTTTATGGTTGTCGTAAAGTCTGCCATGTCGTTCATAAACGGAAATGGTGACCGAGCGGGGGAAAAGTAGACCCCTATTATGATTTATTTGAGGACTACGATTTAATCGTGTCCTCTTTTTTATCGCAATACGGGGTCAGATTAATGCATAAAGAATTTAAAGATATGCAATGGGATGAGTTTAAAGCTCTTTTGGCGGGCATATCCCCGGAAACCGCTTTAGGTAGGGTAGTCGCCATAAGAGCTGAGAATGATAAAAATGTACTGAAAAACTTTACTCTGGAACAACACAAAATAAGGAGTGAGTGGAGAAAGAAACAGGCGCAGAATAAAACTGATGAGGACATGAATAATATACTTGATAGTTTTAAAGACGCATTCATGGCAATGGCAAGGGGGTGATTGAATGGCAGGAAGCAGTGCAGGCTCAATACAATTAGATTTAGAGCTGAATAGGACAGGCTTTGATAGACAATTAAGCGGTATAGGCAATATGGCTAAAAAAGCCGGACTTGCTATAGCTGCAGCTTTTTCGGTAAAAGCCTTGGTTGATTTTAGTAAGTCATGCATAAACTTAGGCTCTGATCTTGCAGAAGTACAGAACGTTGTAGATGTTACTTTTACATCCATGTCTGCACAGGTGGATAAATTTGCGAAGGATGCAGCCGTAAATCTGGGACTGTCTGAAACAATGGCTAAAAAGTATATGGGTACTATAGGAGCCATGTCAAAGTCCTTGGGCTTTTCTGAAAAGGCAGCGTATGACATGAGCGAGGGGATTGCATCCCTTGCCGGAGATGTTGCATCTTTTTACAACATCTCACAAGATAGTGCTTTCGATAAGCTTCAGTCTATTTTTACCGGAACACTTCTTCCGCTTCGAGAGTTCGGCATTAATATGTCTCAGGCTGCTTTGCAGGAGTACGCACTAAGAAATGGAATTACAAAATCTATAGACGCTATGTCAGAGCAGGAAAAAGTAATGCTCAGATATAGGTTTGTAATGGATGGACTTAAGGGTGCACAAGGTGATTTCCTTAGAACATCAGACGGATGGGCTAATCAAGTGAGAGTATTAAAGCTACAATTTGATTCTCTTAAAGCTACTATAGGGCAAGGTCTTATAAATGTATTACTGCCCGTGGTAAAAATGATAAACGGTCTTATAGGCAGAGTCATGTCCCTTGCCAATGCGTTTAAGGCTTTCACAGATTTACTTTCAGGTGGCAAATCATCATCCGGTGTGAGTGTATCAAAAGCTGCAACTGATATGAGCAAGATGGAGCAAGCAGCAGGTGGAGCAGGAAAAGCCTTAGACGGGGCCGGAGGAGCGGCTAAAAAGGCCGCCAAAGATATAGCAAGTGCCACAACCGGTATAGATGAGTTAAATATAATAAATAAGCCTGATTCGGGCGGCGATAATGGTTCCGGAGGAGGTTCAGGTGGTGGGAGTTCTGATTACAGTGCTGATGAATTCGACATGGGGGCACTTTCACAGGGCGAAGGCGTAGTCGATAGTTTCGGAGAAAAGATAAAAGGTCTTATAGGTTATGTCAAGGAGCTGGCAGGGCTTTTTAAAGAAGGTTTTACTATCGGTTTTGGTGATACATCAGTGATAGATGATATACAGGGTAAGATTAAGGGCATAGAAAGAAGCGTACTTGATATATTCTCTAATGCGGATGTGCAAAAAAGTGCAGAAAAATTTATGGAGACATTGGCTCTTAGTTTCGGCAAGGTGGCGGGCTCTATGGCTTCAATAGGAGCTACTATAGCGTTAAATTTACTGGGAGGTTTAGATAAATACTTACAACAAAACAGTGGCCGCATTAAGCAATATGTGGTTGATATGTTTGATATCAGTGCGAGAAAAGCAGAAATAATTGGAAATTTTTCTGTAGCTGTAGCTGATATATTTACAGTATTTAGAGGTGAACAGGCACAACAGTTGACGGCGGATTTAATAGGCATATTTGCCAATTCATTTATGTCTATATCTGAACTAAGCGCCAAAATTGGCGTAGATTTAATGAATATGATAGCTCAACCGATTATAGAAAACTCAGGACTTATAAAGACAAGCCTTGATACCTTAGTAGGTTTTATAGGAAACGTAGTAAATACGTTAAAAAATACGGCTGATTATTTCTTTACAGGTCTGTTAAAAGCCTATGATACGCATTTCAAACCTTTTGTTGACAGCTTAACAAAGGGATTTAGCGAGATTTTACAAAGAGCCTTAGAGCTGTTCGAGCAATACTTGAAACCCGTATTAGAACAAGTAGGAGTTAAATTTCATGAACTGGCGGAAAATCATTTAAAACCTTTGATTGACAGGTTTTTTGAGTTTTTCGGTAAAGTTACAGAAGGATTAACGCTTTTATGGGAAACAGTGTTAAAGCCTTTTGTTTTGTGGTTCATGTCTGTTATGGCCCCGGAGATAGCCAATGCAGTACAAACCGTAACGGATGTGTTTTTTAAGCTTGCAGCAGGAATAGCAGACGTAGCAAACGGCATACTAAAGGTTCTAGGCGGTATTATTGATTTTATCGTAGGCGCGTTTACAGGGAATTGGAAAAAGGCTTGGGAAGGTATAAAATCCATACTGGACGGTATTTGGGATATCATGAAAGGTATTGTGAATACCGCAATAAATGTTATATCCGCTGTAATAGACGGAATACTTAGAAAAATCAAAAGTTTGTGGGACAATGTATGGACTGCCATAAGTACAAAAGTAAAAGAGATTTGGCAGGGTATTAAAACTAATATTTCAACAACTTTTGAAAATATAAAAACGAACATCAGTACTGTTCTTGAGGCTATAAAAGCAAAGTGGTCAGAAGTTTGGTCGAGTATTAAAGATAAGACTTCAGGAATATGGAATGGTATATGGTCTATAATAAAAGGGTGTTTAAACAATATTTTGAACGGTATGGAAACAATGGTAAATGGGGCAATTAAATCTATAAATAAGCTTATAGAGGCTATAAACGATGTTGCGGATTCTGTTCCGGGGATGAGCTCAGACTTGATACCGACGATACCAAGTGTTTCTTTGCCACGCCTGGCACAAGGCGGTTACGTGAAAGCTAATACGCCGCAACTTGCCATGATAGGTGATAACAAATATCAAGGAGAGGTTGTAGCACCGGAAGGTAAGCTTTTAGATATGGCAAGAATAGCTGCTGATATGTCTTCTCAATCACGAGATAACCAAACAAACGAGAGAATACTGACAGCGCTCGAGAAAATAGCAGATTTGATAGAAACGTTGGACCTTACTGTAAACCTTGACAATAAAGAGATTGCAAGAAGTCAGAGAGAATATAATAAAAGATTGGGATTTGATATGACTTAAGAAAGGAGAGAATATGTCGTTTTTAGTTATAAATAATACAAAAATACCCTCTCCGGACGTCGGAGCAAGTCTTGTAGTAGTCACAAATGTAGACGCCGGGAAGAACGCTAACGGTACTTTTGTGGGACAGAAAGTAGGAAGAGAACAGTACAAGATTGATAGTCTTCAATGGTCTGTGCTTACTGCTATGGAATGGTCGTTAATACTTAATCTTTTCTCCTCTTTCAGAGTAACCTGTACATTTCCTGATACTGTAAACAACAGGTTTATAACACTCGAAATGTATCCGGGGAACAGAAGTGCAACCCCTGTGCTTTTTGATGATGAGGGTATGCCTACAATGTATAAAAACTGTAAAGTAAATCTCATAGATTGTGGCGAGGTGTGATATGCAATCAGTAAGCAAGGAATACAAAGAGCAGATAAGAAAATCTTTAAGAAACCATTCTTTTATGACGGTTACAGTCGGGGTAGTAAACCAGGAAGCACAAGCAGGCGTATCGGTTGACAGTACTAAAGAATATGCTTATTTTGCAGAACTTAAGAAACCCTTTGATAATTATGATGTAACTATACCGTATGCAGTTCTCGAAGAAAGATTTACAAAAGTGGACGATAGTATGTTTTTTATGCCGAGGGAAAACACGAGGTATACTTATATAAACCAAGGTATAGTTGTAAAGAACATAGGAGATGTTATAAGGCTTGTATTTCCTGTAGCATATGATATTAAAGGTTTAACTATAGACTTTTCTCATGTATATCCTGTAGATTTTGATATCGTTTCAAATGTGAATACGGTGCAGATAAGAGGTAGTAATAAGCAGCTTTTTGTTACAGATGAGGTATTTTACCGTGCAACTTTCATTGAGATAAAACCGGTAAGGATGATACATGGTGAAAATAGACTTAGAGTAAATAAAATTACTATGGGACTTGGTATATTTTTTAATAACACAAAGATTTTATCATCTTCTAAAAAAGAGCATATATCCCCTATCATGAAAGAGCTGCAATCTATAGATTTTGACATCAAGATAGAAAATAAAGACAGGGTATTTGATATAGAAAATTCAAAAAGTGCAATCAACTTCATGGAATTGGGGCAAGGTGTAAAGGTTACTTACGGATATGAACTGGATGATGGTCACATTGAGTGGGTAAATGGCTGTACATTAAACTTGAAATCTTGGAGTGCTGATGATAAGACGCTTTCTCTTTCCGCTACAGATATTTTTGATAACTTAAATGGCATATACAGAAAGGGTGTATATAGCCATACAGGTATATCTTTGTATGATTTAGCTATAGATGTGCTAAAGGATGCAAAAGTAGATACCAGAGATTATTATATAGACAGTTACCTTAAGACAGTATCTATCAATAATCCTATACCGGCAGTTGACCATAAATCCGCTTTACAGCTTATAGCCAATGCCGGAAGAAGTTTGTTATATCAAGACAGAACAGGAAAAATATGTATAAAAAGTAGCTTTTTACCGAAAATGAATGCTTCAGGAATTGATGAGGAATATTATTCAAAAACAGCTGATATATTAAATGGAAATGAAAAACAGCATTACACAAGCTTAGCTAATAAATATAGCCAAGTTGAAGATAGTGTTTTCTTTTTGCCAAGGAATAAAACAGGTTTAACTTATCTGAATACAGGATATATAAGTAGAAGCATATCAAATCAAGACGGTACATTTGATAATATTCCTACAGTAAGTGTAACTATGGAAGCTGATCTATTGGTATTCGGATTAAGACTTTCCTTTCACGGGTATGCCCCTAAAGAAGTAACTTTTAAAGCATATAATGATAATGAACTTAAAGATACATATAAAGCTTATGACTTAGATTTAGAAGCTGTTATATTCCACGAGTTTCCTCTTATGGATAGACTTGATATAGAGTTTAACAAAACACAAGCCTATAATCGGGTAGTGTTGGATAAGATCATATTCGGAGATGTAACGGATTATAGTTTTGAATATGAAAAGGAGCTTAAAAAATACCCAGTAGGTACCTTGCTTGAAAAAACTAAGGTACTTAATACAGTAAGGACAGTATATCAGCCAAGCACAGAAGCTATAAAAGAACTTGTAAAAGAAACTGTAGCAAGTCGGGGAAAGTATGTATTTCAACTAAGCAATGCTTCATATGGCTTTGTGGTTAATCAAGGAGCAAACATTATAAGAAGCTCAAGTTTTGAGATAGAGATTGAAACACAGTCCGGTATGGAAGTTATTATATCCGGTTACGAGTATGCGGTATCCAAACAATCAATACAAAAAGAGCTGAATGTCACAGGCAAGACGGTAAAGTGGGAAAATCCGCTTATATCTTCTGAAAAGCACGCAGGACTTATCGGTGATTGGGTTGCGGAATACTATAACAGTGATAGAGAATACAGCCTTACAGATAGAGGAGAACCGCGACTGGATGCAGGGGACTTAGCTTTTTTGGAAAATAAATATGTAGACGGAATGATAATAAAGCTTGAGGATTATACACTTAATTTTAATGGTGCATTGTCAGGAAGTGCAAAGGCCAGGAGGGTGATGAAATATGGCATGGACAGAACCTAAAACCGACTGGGGTGTAAGCAGCCGGTTTGATAAGAATGATTTTAATAGAATCAAAAACAATCTTAATCATCTCAAAGATTTAGCGTATACGCTCTATGAAGCATTCACGTATACAGATCTTGGAGCTGATAGAAGCTACAGCGATTATGTATATGCTGATGAGATAAATGAGATAGAGAATAATTTACACGTAATTTGTGATAGTACGCTTGCACTTGATATAGGTGTAAAAAAAGAGTACTTTCCTAACCAAGCTTTCATAAACTATGAAGAGCTAAACAGAATAGAAAAAGCCGGTCTGAGACTATACGAGCTGCTTAATGGGCAGGATAGAGGTAGAAAAAGACTGGCTTTTACTTTAGGAGGAGCTGATTTTGGATAGATTGAAAACAGACTATAAAGATGATGTATTTACAGGGCAAAGAAAGTATAGGGAACTTGATAATGGAGACGGTACTAAGACCTTTATAGATAATACAGTGTATAGTCAAAAAGGGAATAAGTTCGGTGCGAAAGACATTAACGCAACAAATGCAGCTGTTAATCGCTTAAGTGCGGTGACCGAAGTTACGCTCTTAGCGAAGAACTGGCAAGGCACTAAACCTTACACACAGACAGTAAATGTCGTAGGTATAGCAGAAACGGATATGCCTGTCGCAAACGCTAAAATCGAAAAAGGGGCGGCTAAAGCGGTAAAGAAGGCTGCGGCTTGTATAGACGGTTTTACAACAGCAAACGGAAGCGTAACATTTTACTGTAATGACAAGAAGCCCGCTGTGGATTTAGTTATTCAGCTGAAAGGGGTGATGTGATGGCTCAAGGAATATGGTTAGGCGGGGGCGGCAGTGCGGATCCGGATGAGATTACAGCTCGTGCAAATGATGTAGTGCAAGGTAAAACTACTATTGATGACGAAGGTGAAATTGCCGAGGGCACTATGTCATTAAAGCAAGTAGATACAGATTTACCAAATGTATTTAATGCTTTTACAAGAGTGGATGCATGGAAGGCAGGAGGGGCTATAGATAGTCCCAGCCTTGGAAGGGGGATAATAACAGCTTTAAAACCAAATGGCAAACGGTTAGCTTTGGACGAGCAGGCGGATTTTGTTTTTAAACCCGAACCAGATTTAGTACCGTGGAACGTTCTTTCAAGCGCAACGATTGCGGGTATGAAAGGCAGCATACCAATCTGGGACAGTGCGAGAAGTGGTCATTCTGATGTATTAATAGCGTGGAATGATGAAGGACATGCGATAAATCATCCTTTGTGGGGATGGGGAGTTTTGTCTAAAATCCCTAACGCTCATTTTATAAAAAATGCCAATTGGGTCTTTTTAAAAGAGCCGGATTTGCTGGCTCATAACATCAGACAAAACGTAAATCTGTTCGGTATACAAGGTACTATGCCGGATTATGGGGCGGGTAAAAGGGCTTTTAACGGAGCCACATTCGATGGCTTATTGCTTTCGGGTGTGGCGGGATTACATAATTTAAACAACAGTCTGGGATTTAATGACTGGGCTAAAAGTTATCAATATAGGAATGACTATAGTACAACAGACTATATAGGTCATACCGGACAAATATGTAAAACGCCCGGCATACAGAATGGAGGCTTGTATATCCGTTCTGAAAGACCATCAGGTCAACAAAACGATGAAGCTTATGATACTCAATTTTTAGCTTCATATATCTTTAGCCATTCAATAAACCTAACACCCTTTAGGACAATTAAGGTGGGTTTTAAAATCTTAAGTACGTCAGCAAGGTATCTTGATGGTAGTGACAGAGGGAAACCTTGGTTAAAGTCTGTGCTTAGAATTGCTATGAGTGTAGTACACGTAGATAGCTTGACTGAGATAAACTCAAACCGTCTTAGTCAGTGTAAAGGAGCTGCAAGAGCGGCGGAGTATTATGCTGCTATTCAAGACGCCAGATTTAAAGCAGGACAGCAAATGTGGCTTGAAATGAATGTTTCAGACCTGAACGGTCATTTTTACATGGCAGTCGGAGCAGGAACAGAGTTCTTAAGAGCAAGCCATGTAGAAATGATTTTCAACCACATAGAATTCATTAACTAAGAAAGGAAGGCTTACTATGAAAATTATCTATGATAAAAAAACCGGGTATATCTATACGACAAGCTTGAATGTAGATGTAGACCCCGCCGTGCTTGATGTAGAAGTTCCAGCGGGCCAGCTTCTGTCACGAATATCTGTTGAAGGCAAAGAACCGAAAGCGGAATTTTACAAAGACAAAACAGGCGAAGCAATGGAAGAACTTAAGCAAAAGCTTGAAGAACTCAACGCAAAACAGCAGACGACAGATTTGGCGCTTGCGGAACTTACAATGAACTCACTCGGATAAGAAAGGAGTATTTATGGAACATTTATTTGAAGTGATTGCCAATCTAATCATAGACGGAGTGTACAGCTTTAAGAAGGTTGTGGCAAAGCTCCGCGATGGAGTGGCAAGAAAACTGAAAGAAAAAGGTCGTGAGGATTTAGCGACAGATAGCGATGCAAAGAAGAAGGAGGGTAAGTAGAATATGAAAGATTTTATTCAAATAGTAACAGGAGGTTTGGGAGGATTGATTATAACACTTGCAGGAGGGTTTGACTTAGCGCTTAGAACGCTAATCATCTTTATGATTATTGATTATATAACAGGAATGATGGTTGCGGGACTTTTCAATAAAAGCAAAAAGAGCGAGCACGGTTCTTTGAGTTC